GTCGGGGAACATGCCGTCCAGGCTGGCACCGACAGCCTTCGGGTTGTACGTCGGGTGGTAGTTGTTCTTGCCGGGGCCGTCGTACGGGTCGAGGTTCAGAACCTTGCCCTTGCCGGCGTCCGGGTTGTCCTTGAGGAACTGCGCCATGACGGTCTGCGTCTGGTCCTTGACCTGGGCCATGAGGTCCCGGTCGGCCTCGTTGGTGGCGCGAGCGTAGTTCTTGATCAGGTCGGGGAAGGTACCGGCTGCGATCATGGCGCCGACCTTCTCCTGGTCCGCGAGGACGGCTTCGAGTTCGCCCTGATCGGTGGGCACGGTGGTCTTGCTCATGCGATGGCCTCCTTGACCAGTGCTGCGATGTCGAAGCCCCACTCGGGGGTCTCGGCTCGGGGTGCGTCGGTGGTGCTGTTCTTGGGGTGATCGTCGGCTTCTGCCTCAGATCCTACGACCTCGTCCGCCAGGCCCGCCTGGACGGCCTCCTGGTCGGTGTACCAGGTCTCGGCGCGCATGGTCGCGCGCCAGTCCTCAGGGGTGCCACCAGCGCGCTGTGCGTAGATGGCGGCGATGTTGTCCGAGGTCTTGTCGAGCAGGTCCGACATCTCCTGCATGTCCTGGCCGTTGCCGATGCACAGCCCGGAGGCGTCGTGAATCATCATCATCGACTGCGGCGACATCTTCACGGTGTCGCCCGCCATGGCGATGAACGACGCTGCGGACGCTGCGATGCCGTCGATGACGACGTTCACGGTGGCCTTGTGCTGTCGCAGGCTGTTCAGGATCGCGAGACCGTCGAACACGTCCCCGCCAGGCGAGGAGATCCGCAGGAGGATGCTCTGCGCGCTCACGCCCTGGAGTTCGGCGGCGAAGTCGGCAGCGGAGACGCCGTAGTAACCGATCTCGTCGTAGATGAACACCTCAGCCTCGTCGGCGGACAGGTTCTTGATGCTGTACCAGTTGCCTGCCTTACCCGTGGGCCGGAAGTTACGCGGCCGGGTGAGCGGGGTCTTCATATCACGCGCCTCCCACAAAGGCCGGAGCGGGCGCTGCCGGAGCCATGTTCATCGGTGGCAATCCTACGACGTTCGCTGCGTCATCGGCTGAGACGCCCGCGAGCACGAGCGTGCTGAACGCCGTCGTCTTGGACGCGCGCTCAGCGTTGATCGCCTCAGCGTTCTGCGGGCGCGGGTTCTCGTAGTCGAACTCCAGCCCCTCGGTGCCGGGGAACTGCTTGAGGAAGTCGTTGTTCAGGGCTCCCTTGAAGCGCTCCAGGCGGGGCACGATGATGCGCTCAGCGAAAGCCTCGTCGGCCACGAGGGCGTTGGCGAGGTTCACGTCGTCGGACTGCCCGAGGATGTGCTTGTGGATGAGGAATGCCTCACGGATCATGTCCCGGCTGACGCCAGTGAGTTCCGTGAACTGCATGTCCTTGTACGAGTAGTTGCGCTCCACCCACTTCGCGCCGCCTTCGAGCGTCGCGACCTTGTGCGCGTTCGCGACACCCTGGTGCGTAGACGCCCAGCGGCGGGTGAACCGACGCCACTCGTCGTCGTCAAGTTCCTCAGGGAACTCGATGATGCCCCCGGGGCCTGCGCCGTTGATGAAGAACAGCCGGTTGTAGTCCAGGGCGGCCTTCTGCCCGTACAGGATCGCCAGGAGGGACTGCACCGGTCCGAGACCCCGGTAGGGGTCCAGGGGGTTCGGCATCCGGATCTGGGCGACCTCGTCCTTCTCCAGCGGCACCTCCGTGCCGTCCGGGCCACGGTAGACGTAGCCCGTCAGGAACTCGGTGGGGGACTTCACGACGTGCATACGGTCCGGGCGCACGGGCCAGATCTCGGTGGGGCCGAGGGACGGCATCCGGACATCGCGGGCCATGGTGAACCAGCCCTCGCCCGTGAGGTCTACGTGCTGCTGCACGGACTCGACGAGTTCCTGCCGCGTGTAGAACGGGTTGGGCTTGTTCCAGACGACCAGGGCGGGGTGCTGGAGGACTTCTACACGGTCCTCGTCGCTGCCGGTGGCGCTCTTGCGCCACAACTTCCAGTCGACGCGCCCGGTGGCCTCTGAGGTGGCGTGCACGATCGCGAACAGGGTGCTGAGGGAGCCGTAGAGGTCCATCATGCGCTTCTGGTCGACGGGGCTGGTCTCGTCGGTGCCGAAGCCGCCGAAGCCGCGCGTAGCGGCCTGGGCCTCGGTCACGTACGGGACGGGCGAGCGGTTCATCAGCGTCTTGAGCGACTTCACTGCTCATCCCCTCCGCTCAGCATCTCCAGGATCAGGAGTGAGACCCCGATCGCAGCGTAGCCGACCAGCGGGTGCCACCCATAGAGCGCGTAGTCGATGAAGCCGAAGCCCACGGTGTAGATGATGGCGCGCTTGCCCTTCACAGCCCGCACGGCGACCCAGGCGGCAGCGGTCGCCAGGAGGGTGCCCAGGACGACGAGGACGGGCTTGCGGGGCTTGCGGACGCGGGTTGCTGTGACCCGCCGCCGCTCGGTGTACGTCTGCGCGAACGCATCGCTGAACGTGGTCATCCCAGGCTCCTGACGTTGTAGGTGCTCTTCCCCGCAAGGTCGAGGTGTGCGACGACGTAACGGCAGCAGTCGCAGGCGTCGTCTCCCACCTTCACGGGCATTTCCTTGGTCTTGTGGTCGGCCCACACGTAGCCGGGGATTTCCTCAGCGAGACCGATGGGCTTGGACTCGGCCGCGAGGTCTGAGTCTATTTCGATGAGGGAATCCTTCATGATCATCAGCCGGGGCTTGCCGTTCCCGGAGACCTTGAAGCGTGACTCGACGGCCTGTAGTCCGTCGTTGACGGTCTTCTTGGCGGGCTTCGTCTTGAGCCCGAGGTGCTTCTCCAGGGTGGCGCGGTCTTCCGCTGCGTGGTCGGTGAGGATCGCCTTGGGCTTGGGCTCGGTCCATGCACCATCGGTGATGACCTGGGCGAGCATCTGCTTGGCGTGGTCCTCCACGAGCCTCTTGGTGTGTACGAGTTCCCGGTAGAGGTACAGGTTCCCGTCGGGGTCTTCTGCCCACCACTGTGCGACGAAGGGGTGGATGTACCCGAAGTCGACGGACCAGTAGCGCGTCCAGTGGTCGGGGATGGCGAAGCGGTCCACGAGGTGGATGGCGGGGTCGTACCCGGTCCAGATGGTGCCTTCGGAGGCGACCCACTTGCCGTCGAGCAGGCGCGAGCGCTGTACCCCGGTGAGGTTCCGCAGTTCGGACAGGTAGCGCTCGCCTTCGCTGGTCCAGCCGTCCTGGTAGAGCGCGGGGTTGTCCTGGTGCGTGGAGTAGGCCATGCGGACGCCCTCAGCGGTCTTGAGGTAGTGCGTGGGGATGCCGGGGTTGGTGAGCAGGACCATGCGGTAGTGCGGGTAGGCCGTGTCCTTGGCTCCCCGGAGGCGGGTGCGCAGGAGGTCGAGGTCGCGCTGCGTGGTCTCGATGGCTTCGTCGATGAGGACGATGGACACCTCGGAGCCCATGATGCGCTGGGGTTCGTCGAGGCCACCCACGATGATCCGTGAGCCGTTGTCGTAGCGGAACGACGCGGGCTCGGCTGCTGAGCCGCCGTAGAAGTGCACGAGGCGGGACTCGATGGCCTCGACAGCGACCTTGTCGCGGAAGGTGGCCAGGGTGGTGCCGGTGAGCGAGCGGGCGACCTTGCGGACGACGAGGGCGCGTGTGCCGGGGTACTTGAGCATGACGAGGTGCAGCCACAGGAGCGTCTGGTAGGACTTCCCGGTGCCTGCTGGCCCGCTGATGATGACCGAGTCGGTGGTGCTGAACAGGTCCCGCATGGGTCCGCGCATCTCGACCCGGACGAGCGTCTTACCCGTCACCGAGGTCCACCTCGTAGCGCACGCCTCCGCTGATCTCGACCTTCTCGGCCGCGTCGAGCCCGAGGTACTTGGCTTCACGGTTCGCGAGGCGCACCCAGGAGGCGATGGCGTCCTTGTCCCCGGCGAGGAGACCGGGCATGAGGGCGTCACCGAAGCCACGGATCTGGTCGAGGCGCATGTCGATGGTGGCCTGGCGGTCATGCGGGGGCAGTTGCTCCCGGATCTCCTGCATGATCTGGCTGATCCGCTGGTTGCTCACGCCGTGCTCCTCAGCGAGGACAGCCAGGGTTTTGCCGCCGAAGGTGTAGTCGTGCCAGATGCGCTGGTCGCGCTCGTTGAGCCGTCCGTTGTCCGCGTTCGCCATGACGTTCCTCCGAGTGCCGAATCAAGTTATTCCTAGACCAACAGTACCGGGGCGTGAAGAAGCCCCGCCTGGGCACTCCACCAAGCGGGGCTTCCGGTCTCACTGTAGGGGCTCAGGGGCGTCCGTGGGGGCTCAGGCGTCCCGTCATGGCCTTGAGGCGTGCGAGGCCGTCCAGGAGGCGCACACGAGCGCTGAGCGCCCACTGAGCGCGGTACGGGCGCGTCTCGCGCTCCACGAGGACGCCGAGGAGGGCGCAGAGCACGCCGTAGGCGAGGACGGGGACCAGGAGGCCGAGGATGAAGGCCATCACCGCACCGCCGCACGCACGAGGAGGTCGGTGAACCGGGAGCAGGGCACGCACTGCGGCTGGTACTCGTCCGGGCAGGCGTGGAGGCAGTAGGGGTTGGTGCCTCCGGGGCCGACGATGGCCTCCTCGCAGCCGAGGAACGACCAGACGGCGGCAGGCTGTCCGCACGGGCACGTGTAGTCGCTGGCGGGGCCGTACGCGGCCCGCAGGCGGGCGTGAGCGGCGTGGTAGTCCCGGCCCGTGCCGTTGGCTGCCCTCTTGTGGGCCAGGCTGTCGCCGCACGTGCGAGTGGTGCCGGACGTGAGGTACGTGCCGCGCTTGGTGACGACCGCACCACAGGTACAGCGGCACAGCCAGGCGAGCATGTGGGCGCTGTGTCCGTCGCGCTCCAGGACGGTGAGGGTGCCGAAGGTCTGCCCGGTGAGGTCGCGACCTCGGGGCTTGTGGATCGTGGTGGTGGTCATGTGCTTGCC